ATAAAAAAAATAAAAAATAGGGTACTTAGTAGTACCCTATTTTTCATCGTTATCTAAAACATCGGTTATTACCATATATTGTTTAGTGAGTATTTCCTTTGAATCAACTTTCATTTCTAATAAGTAAAGATTATTATCGGAATCAAAATCATATACAGTAATACTTATATCAGAAACAGAAGTCTTTGTAGATCTAAAGCCAACTAGAAATTTCTTGTTAAATATTAACTCAAGGAAATTCTTTTCTTCTTCTGCAGTAGTAGATATCTCGTTGCCTTTAGGTTCTTCATCTATAAATATACTTTCACTATTAAAATCAAGATAAAGAATAAAAGGACTATTACCTAAATCATTGATTAAACTAGCTTGATTTTCGGTGAGATTAAAAGATGCTAATTCTTCATAAGTATTATTATAAGGTTTATTATTAATCTTTACCTTATTAAAAGTTAATGAAACTAATGGCAAATCCGTTTCAAATGTAATATAATTACTTTCAATAACTATTTTATTGATATTGTTCTTATATTCCTTAAGAAACTGAAAGAATCCAATACCAAACATCGTAAACGATACATTATCTATAATACTCTTTAGTTCAGCATTCTTTTTAGTATATTTTGGTTGTGCTGTAACATATGGTGTAACTTGATTATCGCCATTACATATAATATTACCATTCTCATAATTGTAATATGGTTCACTGCCATAAATGTTTTTAAGATACTGGTTAATATCTTGAATAAATTTAACAAAGATTTTAATTTGATTTTCATCTGTTATTTGCAAATTAACTCCCCCTTCCATTTTTTGTTATGTCATCTCTAAAAAAGTAAACATAAAGTTAATTTATCAAAAGGAGTGGTATCGTCTATGAATAAAACTGAATTACTAGAAAGTTGCTTATTATTAGAAGAACCGCTATCAACTAAGGACAGAAATGCTTTGCCTGATAACAGTTTTGGTCTTCCTTCTCAAAGAAAATTTCCTTTAAATGACAAAGACCATGTTCTTCAGGCTATAAAGATGTTTAATAGATGCCCCGAGAAGGATAGAAAAGAATTAGCAAAGAACATTCAAAAAGCATGTAAGGAATTCGATGTTAAGATTTCAAAAGACAGTTTAATTAATAAATACCTTTAAAATTCTAAACATATAATTATGCTTTCGTTTTTTGCCATGTTATGTGTCATGGACTCCTTTCCGTATTTATAGTGAGATAATGGATATACTAATTGTGTATCCATTATCTCATTAATGCCGTTTTTAAAAATTGTTATCACAACTATGATCATTTACTATAACATGAGAGTTAGCTCCTGCAGAAATTCTTTCTATTACCGCTTCAGGAATTTCTACAGGAATTCTATTAGCCTGAAGTATGGATTCTTCTGGTTGAATACCCATTTTTCCTTTAATTGTAGTTTGTTCTATTTCAGGATTACAATCTGGTTTGCCTTCTTTTTCTAGTTCTAGTTCTTGAATCCTTCTACAAAGACTATCAATTCTTGAATCTTGATAATTAATTGTATCTTTAGCATTATTAATTCTTGAATCTTGATAATTAATTATATCCTTAGCATGCTTAAGTTCTTTCCTTGTATTCTCTAGTTCCTCTTGTGATTGTTCATATTTTTCTTTCCATTTTCCAATACCTAAAAAACTCATATGGCTTCCCCCTATAATTTAAAATTATTTGTTATAATATGAAAGGAACTTGCTAAGCAGCAAGTTCCTTAATCATTTCATCCAGTGAAGCAACCCCTAACCATTTATTAGCAAAGTTTACATAATCTCTACTAGCATAATCAGCTACAAAATCCCCACCGACATCAATATCATCATTATCCTCTATACAAATCTTGCCATAACAAGTTTCTGGTGAGATATTAAGGGCAAGGATAATAGAAGGATACAAAGAACTAAGGTCAAAGTCAATACAATTCTCAAACATAAACTTTGAAAGAGCATTAAGAATCTTCATACCTATATTTCCTACGAGATTCGGATTGGCCACGAAAGCACCCTTAATCTTCCCGTCAGGATGTTCATGCAATTGTGCTCTGTTATTAGATATAACTGCACCTTGCCCTTCATAAAACTTAGAAGCAAGATTCCTTAAACAGATAGTCTTCTTCATGGCCTTTTCAACACGAGTTTGGGTTAACATAGCAACAGAATTTATGGCATCAACATCTCTATTTTTCCATTCCATCATAGCCATCATCATAGTATCTTGAATGTTGTAAAGCATAAATTTCTTATAATTATTTTTATAAAAAGTTTTAAAGCTTTCATCGTCATGGTTATCTTTCTTTAGTCCTACTTCTTTTTCGCCAATATAATCCAAACTATATGATTCTTCTTTACCCATAGATTTACGAAGATTAGCATATACATTCATAGCATCAAGCCATATAGAATAACCAGCAATAGTTATTTCACTACCATTTTCAGCAGGGTCTTGGTTTCTAAAATCTTTTCGGTATGATACCTTTTTGTATGGGAAATCTTTTGGGCACATAATATCCTCTGGCACAGCTCCCAAACGGATTATACGGTTCATTAAATATGGATTATCGAAGCCATGTCCATTCCAAGCTAATACAAAGTCTGGACGAATGACTTCATTGATTAGATAGTAAAAACGCTTGATTAAATCCAACTCATCTGGAAACTCTTCGATGATAAATTCCATTTCTTTACCCTTGAGAATTTCCTTGTATCTTTCTCTTATTTCTGCTTTAGTTTCTTCAATATGATTCATAGTATCAACATAAGTATCAAAATTATATTGAAGACAAAGAGTATAAGATTTAAGATTATCCATGTCGATGAGAGTAATAATATTTACAGGTGCTTCTGCTTCTTCTGGATATGGAAACCCTTGAATATTTTCAATATCAACTTCTATATCGAATACCGCTTTTGTTAGACCATAATTATTCTCATCATAAGGATTTTTCTTTAAGAATTTAGCAGTATAGTAGTCCTGAATATTTATATCAGAACTATGAAGACGATAATCGAGGTGAATCCTTCTTAATCTTTGGCCAATATTTATTCCAGATTGAAGGGATTCACTGAAATAATTCCTTAAATTCTGGTCATTTAATGTACTTATAATAGACTTATAAATATCCTTGTAAAAACAACGGATTGGAACAACCTTTTCTTTTTCAATGTAGTTACGTAGTTTACCATCCCAATATTGTGGTTTGGTAATATAATATTCTACGACTGGTTTTTCAACAATTTTACAGTACTTTTTACCTTCTGAATCTTTCAGAACCATCATTATTTTATCAAAATCCATACCTGCTTTTCTGTCTTGATAAATATGATAAGTATTTACTAATTGATAACCCATTAAAACATCCCTCCTCTTTACTGATACAATTGTAAGTTTCAACTACTTTTTTCTATTTATGAGAAATAAGTGTTATTGCTTACAAATAAGTATACTAATATCTGTATCAGCGAATACTTTTCTTATGATATTACTAACATGATTCCAGTTTAATCTGTCTAAACCACAGCCGATAATTGGCATTGCTATCTTACCAATTCCTTTTTCAAGTGCAATACTTTTCATCTTCTCTAAAGCTATAGTAAGAGTTGCATAGGTTGGTTTTAACCAGTAATTCTGTTTAGTAATAAGATTGAATACACCGTCTTGTGCAATATAAATACAGGTAGGGTATTGTCGTTCCCTACCTGTATATGCTAAAACCTTTTTCTTCATATTAAATTTCTTATCGAATAATTCAGCAATACCAGCACCCATATTAGCGTCAGAACTAATACATTGAGCTAGTTTGTATTGTGGGTGCATTTTAAATAGGTCTTTATGAATTTCTTTATAATTCATTTTACATCTTCTCCTTATCAACAAGAAAGTTAGGTCTATTAGCAACCCTCCTATATATTTCTAGCATTTTAAGGATAAATTTTTTATAGATTCCTGTTTTGTAAATATTATTGGTATGATAACTACCAACATTTCCTTTTTCGCTTTTATAATAAGATGTAGATGCATCAAGGAAAATTCTATCACCATAGATATCATTACCCAGTATTCTCATACTTAATAGTATATATTTTCTTTTTTCAGGTTGAGGAATCCAAACACACATTGAATCAATAAAATTATCACCCTTGTCATATTTGTTTAGTGTATAAGAGACTAAGAAACCACCATTCATAATACAATATTTTCCGTCTCCATACATTTTTGGTGGAATCCTAACTGCCTTACGTTTACCAAGTAATTCTTTTGCTTTCTCCATTGAAATGTAATACGATGGATAATCTTCGGGATTCCTCTTTACTATTCTCTTTTCTTCTTCCTTAAATATATAGATGATATCATTGAATTCTGCTGAGAAGATATCATCTCTAATAATATCATCTTCTTCATATCTATTTTTCTTGCTTTCGATAATACTCGTTAGCCTCTCCACTTCTTCTGCTAAAATCTTTGCATGATTTTTGTAATTGTTTGGGTTATTAGCAACATTTTCGTTTCTTACATATTCAATAGATTCTCTAATCGACATTATTCATCATCTTCTTTTTTATTAGAATTTTTGTCATCTTTTTTAGAAAAGACTACTTTAATAGTAGCCTTTGCAATTAATATTTTCCTTCTAAGTTTATCGAAGTTATTTTCTCTCCGCATATTGAACCCCCCTAAATTGAGCACACTGTCTAAATAATTCAAGAGACAATGGCAATGATTTTCCTTTAGCATATCTTGCAGTAAGTTTCAATAGTTCTTTAATATCCCTACCAGAAGCATTAGGGAACTTATCAGTTAAATTATCAATAAGTTTATCATCGAGTTTGATTTGAAATTGGTCAGAAAGTACTTTCCAGATGCGTTTAGCATCATCTCTGCTAGGAGTTTCATAATTAATAATAGCAATACATCTTGAAAGAATAGCATCATCAACATCTTCTCCACGATTGGTAGTCATAAATAACAGCCCATCAAAGTACTCTAATGTTCTAAGGAATGAAGCAACAACAGCATTATGAGATAAATCATTATCTCTTGTTCTAATATATACATCTGCTTCATCTAATAGAAGCACTGCCCCCCACCTTGAAGCTCTCTTGAGGATTGTTTCAAGGTTTTTTTCAACTTCACTAGAGGTCAATCCTAATTGGCCTGAATGTACTTTATACAAAGGTCTCATAGTTACTTCAGAATATACCTCTGCTGAAAGAGTTTTGCCAAGCCCAGGTTTTCCTGCACACAATATAGTAGTACCACCTGATTTACCTTTAATAATATCTTCCATAAGGATATCCATATCCTCTACAAGAATATCAATAAGGTCTCTGTGGGTTTGTGGTAGTATTAATTTGTCCCTAAGAGAAGTATCATAAACATATGGTTCCATATTAGATATATGAACCCACATATTCTTATGAATTTCTAAATTAAACATATACACATAACAATGGAAAGGAATAGAATCAAACTTTTCTTCGATCCCTTGGTCTCTCCACCATTTAGGATTAGCATTAGGTGTAAACTTCCTGGAAATTAATTCTTCGTCATTAACGGCCCTAGCATTTATGCAAGTTACTCTATCGTCATACCAATAGTCTTCATACCCCATACCAGTAATTCTAAATTGCTTGTTAAATTGAGGTTGAAATTCCATAAAAGCTTTAATGTATTCCTCATAAGTTCCCTTTAATTCTGGTCTTTCATGCGAAAGATTATTCCTTGCTAATAATTGAGGGATAGTAAGACCATGAATATCATCACTATCAAAAGTAATTGAACGTTCATAAAGGCTACCCTCTTTTCTGGAATTCTTTGGTGAGTTTGCCACTACACTTATTTCTACATATGGTTTATCATCATTTCTGTGGCTTGGGACATATCTAATTTTTCTGATAAGATAAGGATTTGAAAATCCGCTAGTTTTGTTAAGTTCATAAATCCAACCATCAATTACATCGTCACTAAAATATGCTATCAAACCTGTAGCCAACGCCTTTAGATTAGGAATTTTAGCACCTTCAACATCTTCTAAAAGATTTCTGAAGGCGGATATTTGCATCATAAGAGAACGGTTACTATTCTCTTTTGCAATATTATACAAAGTTTCTAAATCACCCCATTCGAGATTGGCTACTGCTATCTCAAGTTTAGTAGAACCATAACAAAGTTTATTTATTCCTTGTTGATAAACTTCTGAGTCCTTGTCAAATTTTGGTTTAATCTTTGAATCAAAGAAATCTTTTTCAATTTCAATAAACAAGTTTAGTACCTCCTTAAAAATTTACGAAAATCTTTTTTCCTTTATTTCCATTTGTTACTAGATACAGGTCATCAAGAACTTTAATCTGTAATGTTTTGTCTATTATAATTTCATCGGCTTTTAAACAACGAGTAATGGTACTATTATAAAACATAAGGTTATAATCAGCATCTTCTGTTGTAATTTCATTAGCTGTTTGTTTAAGAATTTTTTCCTTTTCTTCAATAAGAGTATTTACAAGTGCTTCACGATACTCTATTAAATGATTCGTGGAAGAGAAGAAACCCATAATTGTTTTCATTTTTCAACTTACCTTTCTAATAAAATTATTTACTTTATTATAATATAAATTTAAACGTTACTTAAAAAAATAACGGTATGTATTGTATACCATTATATAATATTCTAAAATGTACAAAATGCTATACTAGAATTACCAAATTTTCTTGTAAGGGTTTTTTATTCCTTAAATAACACTAATGAATAAAAAGAATAGAATATGTTGTAAAGAGCATATTCTATTCTTAATCTATTCAGGTTTCTTAGCATCAATAAGGTCTAAACGCCCATTAGCAAACTTGATAGTCTTTTCAACAGTTTTTCCAAGATAATCCAGCGAGAATATTTTCAAAACTTTATTATCCCCGTTCATCATGTTATTAACATAACTCATCAAATCCTGCGGATTATCAAAGAACTTCATTAAGTATCTTTCAGTTCCTCTATTTTTCTCCCCTGTATCAACAGAAAGTATTAATTTTTCCGTACCAGTTATTGTGTTCTTTCTTTCTGGGTCAATATCAAATAATTCATCATGTTTCATTTTATTTTCTCCTTTAAATTTCTCTCGCAGAATCATCTGTTATAACTCTTAATTCAACTTTGTAATCCTCTATAGGTCTACCACTACAATCAGCATAAATCTGTAATTGTTCCCATGCTTCCTCAAAGGTATTCACTTGTTGACCAGAGAAATGAGTATAGTGACCAATATCCTTCTCAGTATAATAAAGTTCTTCTTGGTTCTCTATATCATCTACCATATCTTGAGTAATTATCTTAGAGAATGAAGCATAGAAACGTTTTCTAGTAAAAGCAGTTATACCTTTACTGACAGCTCTATTATAGAGCTTATTGAATAGATCAATATTATCTGGTTCTTCTAGAGTAATAATTGCACTATCAGATTTCTCTTTAATTTTGATTCTACTGAAATTGTTTAAGTGCATCAATTCAATAACTTCAGCACCAGTCCTCTTTTCTTTAAAAATTCTCATTTCCATCAACATCTCTAAAACCTCCTTAATATTAAAACACAATTGTATAGTAGCGGTTATAGCACAGAATTAATCACTACTATATAATAATATAATCTTAATATTTGAATATAATATTTTTATTTTGCATGAACTCTTTGTCATCAGTATCAACATTATTTTCTTTTAAGAGAATCATATCAGTTGGATGGGTTTCAAATTCATTATTATGACTAATTACAAATACCTGCTCAATTCCTAACTTCTCTAACTGATTTTCAAGTAAGGTAATAAATAACCTCCTATTTTTAGTTGAAAGAGTACTATCAACTTCGTCAAGATACAAGATATTATACTTAGTAGTATCCATTATTCTTTCAATCATACCAAGTGATAATGAAACAGTTGTTAGAGAGATTTCACCCTGCGAAGCTTCTTTAATATCCATTAAGAATGTTCCATCAGACTTAAATACGTTAATGAAGAAATCAGAAGCACTAATATCAAACTTAACCTTGAAAGCATCACCATATGCAACCGTTAAGAGGTTATTAGCTCTTATTGCAATATCCTTAAGATAATTATCTATAAAGAATAATGGTATACCCTTTTTAGGATCAAGGGCATCTTTGACAACTTTAATAGTATCAAAATTGTTTTCAACTTCTTTCAGTCTAGTTATGCAATCATCAAGTATGATTAAATCTCTTTCTGTATTTTTAAATTTTTCTTGAAGGGGTTTTAATTCTTTATTTTTCAAATCAATAGTAATGCGACTAGTAGAAATTGATTCTTCTTCTTTATTAATAGCTTCAACTGTTTCAATTCTCTTATCATACTCTGATTGGAGAGTATTTATATCAGTAGTTTTTTCGCTGATTACTTTTATTTGAGATTTAATATTTGTGACAAGACTTAATTTAATCTTATTAGTTTTAATAGTCTTTTCATAGATTAATTTATTTCTTTCTTCTTGTTGTTTTTTCTCGCCACATTCGCCAATCTCTTCCATAATTTTCTTAAGTTCTTCTTTTGCCTGGTCAATAATATGCTTTTGTTTCTTAGCTAAATCCAAATGGGAATTTAGACTGCTTAGTTTTTCCATCTCCCTTTCTAATTCTGTTTTAGTACTAATAGTTCTTACAAGGTCAGAGATATCAAATACTTTTTGTATTTCACTGATATCTTTCTTCATTAAATCAGGGATGTCATTTAGATTATGTACAATGAATTCCTTAATAAAATCATTATTTAGCAATTTATATAAACGACTTAAATCGTCTATATAATTTGCTATTTCTTCTAAGTCTTTAATTTGTTTCTCAAGAGTTCCAATAGATTCTTCTAATTTTTTCTCGTCTTTATAGAGACCATCTAATTTTGAATAATCATTTTTCTTATAATCGAATGCTTTAACAATGAAAGGACAATTATTAATACCACAACTTTCTGGTCGTTTTTCTAAGGTATCTAATAAATAATCATTAGCAGTTATTTTTCTGATTAAGGAATCAATATCTGATTTCTTTTTGGTAGCAATTTTTAAGTTACTTTGTAAAGTAGTTAAATCATTATTAATCGTTTTAGTAGTAGACATATTAAAGTTTTCAATAATATTAGAAGAACATTTTTGTTTAATAGCTTCAATAGTAGATATAGCATTTTCACAAAGTGACTGCATCCTTGTTACTTCTTGGACAGTCTTTTCAGTTTGAGCATATTGACTTTCCTTAATTATATTTCTATAATCTTCAATAACCTTTTCTTTGTCAGTAATCTGTTGCTCAATATAACTGATATCAACTTCATTTTTAATGATATTATTTTTAGAAGTCTTATCATTATGAAGTCTTATGACATCTTTTTCAATAGAATCAATATTAGAATTAGCAGTTTTAATATCTTGTTCTGCAATGGTAATATCCCTATTATAATCTAATACTGCATTGTCGATATCTTCACTAGTATATTCTTTTAGCTTAGAATACTTTCGATAGATAACAAATAAAGTTGATTCTGCTTGTGTTAATATTCTAGTATCCTCATCAATATCTTTTTGAAGGTTACTCATAAACTTTTTATAATCAGTACCTTCATCAAGTTCTAAGTTTTTATTTAACTGCTCAATTGTTGCTTCAGACTTATCGATAGAAGTATTCAGTTTCTTAATACTACTATCAATGTTATTAATAGTTTCTGTAAGAGTTGTCTGCAATTGTTCTAGGTTATCTTTGCTATCAAGTTTTTCTAGTTGGCCTCTAATAGACTTCATAGTATTATTAATATTCTTGAATTTTTCATTAACAACATCATATGCATTTAGATAATCATCAATATCAGGAAGAAAGTTATTCATGTATTTCTTTCTCTCAGCAGTTTTAAGGTCAATAAATGTGGTTACATTGCTTCCCAGCCTGGCAATTTTAAAATACTCTTTTGTAAGATTAAATTCATCTGCAATAATCTTATCAAAAGTTTTAATACCACCATTATCATTTAATTCTTCATCATTCTTTTTGATAAAAGACTTATTATTTTTACCATAGTAATGCTTTATTTCGTATTTATCTTCTCCTGATATAAGATGAATCTCTTTATAACCTTCATGATTATCTAAAATATAATTTCTTCTTTCATCGTTAGTATCCCTGAATGGATGTAACAAACTCATTATGGTAGTTTTACCAACACCATTTCCACCTAATAACATTATGATTATATTTTTAGATTTTGTAAAGTCTAATTCAAGATCGGTTATTCCCAATCCTGCATAGATACCAGAAAAGTTTGTAAATCTTCCATAAGTAATTCTCATTAATTCACTCTCCCTCTATATAAAAATTTATCCTTCTGTTTTATAATATATTTTTTCAATTTCTTTTTATTTTATTAGAGATTATCTTTATCAAAACAAATTGATAAGGCATAAATTATTCCCCCTCCCTCTAGATAAAAATAACGTAACCAAGGATATCTTAACTGATATCCTTGGTTACGCTTTTATTATTTATTTCGAATAATCCATAATCCACCATTAATACTTTTCATTGCTTTAATAAAGGTTTCAATACTAACAATTTCTCTGTAAGTATCTTTATTATCAAATGGAGTTAAAAGATGAATACCTTCCTCGTCAATTGATTCTACCAGCGATACATGCTTATAAACTTTATCTGGATTATTAATGATTACAGCATGGTCAAAAGACACTATTACGTCAACATCACCTTTTAATACACCTTTAATATAATTAGACCATTCGTCGCCCCAATAATCTATCTCTTTATCTGCATTACTATAAGAACGATAATCTTCCTTTAAAGGCAAATCAAGTGGTTCAAATAATTGGGTATTGAGACTAGTTACATTACAACCCCATTTAGCTTTATCAGAATCATAAGGGAATTGAGGATATAAGTCTTTAGTGCTATCGGAATTATGAAAATCCAAATAGCCTGCTATACTCTCTTGTGAATAATCTTTTGCCAATCCTCTTCTTTTTAATACTGTAAGTATACATGACGGTACACACATATAAGGCAGTTGATTTACTAGTTCATTATATATCATTTTATAATCCTCCTTAAAATACTAATCAAATTCTACTACATCATAGATATTTCCGTGTTCATCTTTGGCAATGACTTCGCCATCTTCTTCTTTTATAGTAATAGTTACATCAGGGATACTTGCGTCTTCTATTAAATTATAATCTTTATCGACACAATAAATATTCTTTTCCATATCTACTACATAGAAGAATTCTTCTACGGCTGTCTCTTCAGTCTTCTTTTCTTGTTGTGTATTTTCTTCATTTAATCGTGCTTCTAATAAAGCATCAACATCTTCCTCTTTCTGTTCCACTTCAATATTTTTCTGTGAACCGAGGATTTCTTCAAAGGTTCTTTCCTTCTTATTTTTAAGTATTAAATCATACATAGAATCAGCAACCTGTTTAATAATTCTTTCTTCTCCATCTTCACCCTTGTTAGCAGTAAGAATTTTAAGCTTAGTTTCTGCATCAATCTTCTTAGAATTAACAATTTGTTGAATTATATTAAGCTTGTTGGCCTTTAATCCAACAAGATTAGCAGTTTGCTTCTCTACGAATGATAATGTCCCAGAACCACCCTTTTTAACACTATTATAATGAGTATAAACCTCATTAAAGAGAGTTTCATTCTCCTGAAGAGCATCATTAAGCATCTGTAGTTCTTTCGAGATATCCAAGTTTATTTCATTCATTGTTGATTCTCAACTCCTTTTGCTCACTTGAATTAATTATTTGTTCTAATTCTTTTAAAAACGTATCGAAATTCTTTTCAAATATATATTATTATGTTAGTATAATCTTAGTTAATACTAGAAATACTATTTGAGCTTAATTTCTGTGTAGAGAAAATTTTCAAGATAATTGCTCATTCACACAATATGATTTTTACATTTGGGTTAGTTCCGGATGAAAATTTTATTGTAGCCATTTATGCACTAAAGAACCTTAGAATTTAGTTTGTGGAGTGAAGAGATTATCTGGAATGACTCAATAAAGGACTACATAGAAGATGTGGTAGTATATGAGTATACACATCAACTGATAGGCTAGAGTTCCTGCCATTCCTCCTCAATCGAAGAACGGATTCCAACTGGAAAGGAAGAGGGGAATTATTTTACCAATGATGACAGAAAATGAAAACTTTGCTTATCTTGAAAAATACTCTATGGAATTAAGCGACAACAGTTTACTTAGAAACATTAAGGTTATATAATAAATAGTATATAAGAGGCTTATGGGGGGAAACCCCCCCATAGGACTTTTTTTGCAAAAAAATAAGAAGACTATGATATTAATTGTATCATAGTCTTCTTTTCTATCTTGTTAAAGAATAAATAGCCTGGACTGCTTCATTACCTAATTTTCTAGCATTTCTACCTGTCTGGTCGAGAATATTCTTTTTTTCCCAAATAAGTTCTTCTGCTTCTTGGTTAGCTTCAACTGTATAAAGACCACGAAGGGATATTGTATCCCCATCAAAATCTGCTCCTAGAGAGTTAAGATATCCATTATAGGGGACAACAGTATCAATGAATAGTTCTTCATTTGCTGGATAATCAGGATAAATAATAGGATAATCTGGAAGATATAAATCTTTCAATTGTACCGCTTTGGTCTCTCTTGTTGATAATATTTTAATTTTACTAGGATAAATACTCTGATATTGTTCGATGGGATAACGAGTAATATAAACGTGTTTATCCTTACAAATATCAACCGAAGCAATATAGAGTAAATCCATTATAGTAAAATTCCTCTTAAGTTCCTCTTTATACAGAGGGAAGGGGTATTCTACTCCATTTATATCTTTAATTTTAAGAGAAGAGAATCTACTTTCAACTGATTTAATATACAGAGAAATATAGCGTTTAATTACTTCCTCAGAGAATTGTTCTTTAACATTGTTTACAATAACTTCTTTTCCATCTTCATCTAAGAACTTGCTTAATTCCTGTTCTCTTTCAGCAATATAATCCTGTATAAACTTTATAAAGAAAGGATAGAATAACACTACTAATTGTGATAAAGGAATACCAGTATAACCAAATCTAATTGGATTGTCATTCCATTTATCAGTTTTAAAACGGGGGGCAGATATAACACTGCGAGAAGCATAATCTACCGATTTCCCTAAAGAACTCTGATGGAACATACCATTCTTTCCAGCAAGATTATTAGTGAAATAATCATAGATTTCATATAACAAAACTTGAATAGTTCCTTCAGTTATAACTCCCATAAAATCATAATTTTCCCCTTCAGAAATTGTTTGGGAAAGACGTATTAGTTTAGAATACATCTTATTGACTTCCTCAACGCTTTTTACAACATCGTTGGCTGTTTTTGAAGGGTTATAGTCCCTATAGAATGCAGGAATTATAAGAAATTTATCGATAAAAGCTGATTCTTTAGTTAAATTCTTTAATAATTTGAGGTAGTTTTCCCGTCTATAACTGCCTGTGTTATCAAACTTTAACTGGTCGAAGATTGTATAGAAATAGGTTACACCTGTTTTACCTTCCTTATCGTCTTCCACCAATTTTCCATCCACAACTGAAAAATATTTCTTTCCTAAAAGCAAGTCCGCAATCTTTTTGTCCATAGATGTTAGTAACTTATACATAACAGGATGAACAAATTTTCTTTTTAAACTAGTATAAGCAAAGATTACCTTTCTTTCCTTGCTACCAGGATAACCAAATATTTCAGAGGAGAAAAGCCCATCTTCAGTAGGTATATTACCCATATTAAAATACACAGGATTTGTTACCTCTTTACAGGCATGAAGGGCAATAAATTTGTCAATATCCAATAAATCTATTTTCATAATTTACTCCCCTTTTATAAAACTGTATTTGATGGTAAAATCATTATTTTCATGGTCAAAATTAATAGCAATCTTTACCTCATTGAATTGTGTTTTATAGAGGCTATTAGTATCATGTAATACAGGTTTTTCAAGCTTTTTCAGTGAATTTAATACAGAATCTATAAAACGAAGAGCACTTCTCCATAAATCCTCATCAAAGTCATCCTTATAATTCACAAGAATTTTCAGTGTATTCTTATCAGTTATCTCTACCGATTTGATTAGCTTCTTATTCCCTTCAATCTTTGCTTTTAGCTGATTGTTAAGTTTGCTAATATCACTAGTATATTCAGCAGGAAGTTCTTCTTTCTTTTTCTTAAATAATCCTTCAGATAGAAGAATATATGACTCTTGAATTGCATTTTGTCTATCATTAAACATTTTTTAACCTCCTTTTAAAAGTATCTTTTTCCATAATATTTTGTTAAGACTTACAAAAAAAATAAAGATAAATAACTAGACAAATCGGGAGAATTAAGAACTCCCGATTTGTCTAGTTAAAATCATTATATAGCGATTTCTGTTTCCTCAAAGATAGGATAGTATAATAGCTTAATTTTCTTTTTATCAGCTTTATTAAATAACTCTGCATTAGGGTCATTGTAACCAGTATAAGGTACGAAGAAATCGCATTCTTTTAGATTTGGACAATTATCAAGAATATCATTAATATTAGTCAGTTCATCTTCTACAATCATCCTTACATTATCAATTTTGTTGATATAATCTGATTTCTTTTCATCTTTGCCAACAAATATGATTTCAACCTTTGGAGAATTCAAGAATGTTTTTAAGAATTTTTCTTTTCCTTCTCTACTGCCGTCAGTGGTTCTTGTCAGTATATAAACCTTGTTAATGTATTTTTGCAGGGTAAGTTTAAAAATACCCTCGCACATTTTTGTAGGTTCGCATTCAGCATAGAAGTCATTATTATCATACAAAGAGTAAAATCTTTGAAAAAGTTCTTTACTCTCCTTTTCAGATAATTTGATATCTTTTTTTAGAAGCCAGTCATCCATGTAAAATATAGGTCTTGATAAAGCGTATTTATAGCCTTCTTCAGTTTTATAATTATATTTTTCCGGAAGATTATAATACCTGCTAAAATACTTTTTATTGTTAAAGATTTTTTGTAACCATAATGGGCTTATATCGGTCAGAACCTCATCGCAGTCAGTTACAATATTAACTTTTTCATTGAATTTCATCATATAAATACACTCTCCATCTTGTTTTGTTTATATTGAGAAGAAAAGATATAATATATACAATATACTATATCTTTTAGCTCTATTAGAAGCTTAGAATATTGGTTGGGAATTGCGAATTCAAGATGTCGAGTGTTTTGAATCCAAGTGATTCTAACATGATAATACCACTTTTAACATGATCATTTACCATTGTATCTACATCTATAAAAGGTGTTAACCACTCAGGAATCTTTTTAGCCAACTTTGGCATTGTCAATACGCTAAATCCATATTTAGATAAGTTTTCATTATCAAATATAGTATTCTTGATGATTTCATATTCCTGCATTGGAATCTTATTAGCAATATCTTCCAAACTTCGAATGGTAAGTTTAATGATGTTTACTTTAGTAGGTAATACAATCTCTTGGTCTGGATATAAGGCATTCCAAATGATTGCACCACGTAGAGATTGAATAGTATAAGGATTCTTGTATGATTCTAACTCATTCACCTTTGCAGGTTGTGTGTAAGTTACTTCTCCGCTTATAAGGGAACTTGTAATATCCTTTTCAAGTTTCATAAAGCTTCCAAATACTTTTCCTAGGCTTATTTCATTGCAGTTTAAGATTTGTTCATTAAGCATATTAGTAAAATATTCACGAACATTTGCATTGACACTTACTTTACGGATTGCTAAACCTTTAATATCATTCTTAGGCTTTTTGAGCATATGGCCTTCTTTCATAATTAGAGTACCTGCATAACTTTTTTTATTCCTAGTAGTCATGAGACGCTTATAGAAGAACTCGTTCTTCATGTTAATGATAGATCTCTTATCAGCAGGTATATTCATTTCTGTAGTGAGTTTCCAATATACTTTTGCGATAAGCTGAGATAAGAAAAATGTAGCAATATTAATAGTGCATACTTTACTCTTATCAGTCTCATCAATTTTCTCTGGAAACTTATTATGAAAGAACTTATAGAATGGGTCAAGCATTAAGAAGTTTGAATCAGTATCAACTACTAATACAGTTTTACGAGTTCTTTCGTCTGCATTTCTAAAACGATAAAACCATAAGTAATTATATAAAATCCAATCCTCTAAATATGCCCATAATTGCTCCAATGTCTCTTTTATATCTTCTGGTGGAGCAGTGGGGTCTAAGAAGTCTTTTCTGTCCATAATAGTTTCAATAAGTTTAAGAGGAATATCATTCTCAAAGAATTTATAAATATTATTTTTATAATAAATCCTATTGATTTCCTCTTGCGTTAAATCTTTAACAATACTAGCTAGAATATTCATATTTTCCTGAGTTTTGGCATCAAGTTTGTCAAAGAGATAAGTAAGTAATTCCTTCTTACTGATAGTTTTGTTAATAATATCAGGATAATTATAGTGCTGATCTTTAATCCTATTTATGTAGAGAATTATATCATTAACCCTATCGAATATTAAATTATTTGACATAAAAGTCTCAAAAGCATTAACAGCAGTTGTAATAATTACAACACCAGTATAAGTAATACTTGGCCCAAAATTCTCATTATAAAATATGCTATTCTTTTCAATTGTTGCACCGTATCCTGCATTAGCTAATAACTTATAAGTACTCTGTGCTAAATTCAAGTTGTCATAAGTAGACTTATCTTCATCGTTAACATGAGTAAACATTTCTTTCTTTACTTTCTTTCTAGAGCTAAGAAGATAGTTAAACATATCGGCAAGTTTGTTAGTTGCTTCTGTATGCTTTTTATATATAGCACCATAACCAGATAAAATAGGTTCTTTGTCCTCCATAAAGTTAGTAAATTCTAATAAGGACATTTGACTCTTTTTTTCTCCATCATTAAAAATTGCATTTGAATCTTTCAAAGTAGATTGTATCTTCTTAGATACATAATTCGTTAATTCTTCCCTATTTTTATTCGGAAATACTAACGCCAGTTGGTCGACATACTGCTCTGTACACCTGTCTAAAAATGCCATTTAATTATTCCTCCTTCGTATTTAAACAATTGTTAGTTACTTATTTTTTTAAAAAATAAAAAGAAACTACTCAACATTATAATATATTTTTAAAAGAAAATTTAAAAGCCTTGTTTCTAAACAAATAATTATTAAAGATGAACATGTTCTTAAAAAATTCCATGCATTTAAACATGTTCCCTCAATAAACAATTAATTATAAAAATGAAAGGATAGTGAATTTAGATGTCATTCTTTGAAAGCTTAACTGAATCCAATGATGCTATGGTTTTTGATGAAACCATGCAAGTATTCAATGAACGCAATGTCGTAAAAATGGATAAGCAGACCCTTAAAAGACGTCTTCTTAGTCAGGCTACTTTACTTGCCGCAAAGGAAGCCAATGACCCGATATATCAGAAATATTTAAAGGTTGCTAAAGCCAAACGTGCTTATAGAAAAACTCTCCAACAGAAATTTGCAAGTAAAGGTAAGCAGAAGGTACGTGAGTATCTGAAAGCTCACAAAATTCTTGATAAGACTGAAGGGCAATCTTAAAAACTAATAGTGCCTTAAGAACTATTTTTCTATGAACCATTGCACCCATTATAAAATAACAATAC